TCAAATCGAACAAGCTGGGATTACTGCGGCTAATTTAAAAGACCAGAGAGCAATCTTGGAGGCTAATATAGAGCGGGAGAGAGAGGCAGCCTTTTCAAAACAAATGGAAAGAGCGGTAAACCTACTAGGGGCAGAGCTAGATGTGCAAGGCAAAGGAGGTGTCGAAGCTGCGATGACGGAGTGGCTAAATGGCGTCACCAATACAACTCAATTGCAAGAGAGACTATCGAAATTACAAAAAGAGGCTCTTGAAGAGGGTGGTGAGAGCAGCGTGATATTGGAGGGTTTGTTCCAAGGTTTGGGGGACGAAATAACCAGAGAAATTTTCTTAAGGGGTCTAAACAACACAAAAGCTAAAGAAGAACTAGAAGAAAGGATAAGGCGTTTACGTTTAGACAGAGAGCCTCTCAGCCAAAGACAATTAATGGAAAATATGTCTGAGGATTTACGACTGGGACAACCTCAAGCTCGATTAGACGCTAGACTGGAAACAAATCCCTTCGCGAGATTGCAAAGAAACATAGAAATAGAAAATATAGATGAGAAGCGGAAAGCGTTATTGAATGAAGACGCAGAAGCGTTTAGAGGAATTTTGGAGCAAGAAGAATTCTCAGGAAAGCTTATAGATGCTTCTGAACAATTTGTTCGGAATATAACTGACGGCATGATCGATGCGTTAATTCAGGGAGAGAAGCTGAAGGATGTTCTTATAAGTGGTGCCACTGGTTTTTTCACCATACTTTCAAAAGCTTTCGCTCAAAGGGCCGTCGATCAAATAGTTAGCGGTGTCACTGGTGGCGGCGGCGGTGGCGGCTTTAATCCGTTTAGCTTTTTAGGAAATATCTTTGGAAAGAAAGATACAGGAGGTCTTATTGCAGGAGGTTCTGGAAGTAGAGACGACATACCCACTTTGCTAACGGGTGGTGAATTTGTGATGAATAGAGGGGCCGTGCAACAATATGGCACGGGATTCTTAGAGAGTCTTAACGCGGGGGGCGTTGGCCAAATGCAAAGAGGGGGATTAGCAAGAGGAACTATCCACACACCAGGAACTTACGGACAAGGGGCTATTAGAGGCAAAGAAGATTTATTAGATTTCACAACTCAGGGCTTCACCATTGGACAACATGATATTACGAGGGGTGGGCGAGGGTTTGCCGAAGTGGGCCTAGAGCCCCACAGCGGGGCGCTCACCAGATTTGGGATAGCTAATAGTCCCGCAGCCCGTCGAGAGACAGAATCCCAGCTCGCGTCTTTTGGTCTTTTTGTAGATCAGGTCAAATTAGAAGAAAGACTAAAAAAAGAAGCAGAAGATAGGAGAAAAGCATTCATGGCTTCTCTTATAGGGGCTGTTGTTAGCGCTGGTCTTGCTGGTGTCATGGGTGGTTTTGGGGGTGGCCCCAAAGCAAACCCTAATCAAACAGAAATTTTGAGAGCGTTGCCTGTGGACGATCATGATTATGCTAAAAGCCTCCTCGACTCTTCAGGACGACAAAGCGGTAGTGGCAATTGGTTCACTAATTTATTCAGCGGCATAGGGAATGCAGTCGGGAACATAGGGAGCGGACTAAGTTCTTTGTTTACAGGAGCAACAGGAGGGGGACTGAGAACTCCTTCTGCGACAGGAGGAGGATTTTCAGCAATAAATGCATGGAGATATGGGCCGTTTAATGAGAACGGTAATTATATTGAAGCCCTAGCTAGCCCGTTTGATCGTAACTCGCACCAACAGAACCAGTTACAGGGATACTGGCATCCTAACGCTAGTGCGGCGAATATAGCTCTTTGGAACGTAAGATATGGGGGTATGGCGCACGGAGGCCCAGTCCCTCATGCTGCTGGAATTGATACAGTTCCTACTATGCTTTCGGGTGGAGAGTTTGTAATGAATGCTGCTGCTACACAAAATATTGGTCGCGGCAATCTTGCGGCTCTTAATTCTGGTGCTGGTGGTGATAACGGAAGTGGTGAAATAGTGGGTAGGTTGGACGAACTCATTGACGTTTCCGAAAGAGGGCGCGGAGAAACGGTAATTAACATCACAGTAAATTCTGACGGCACGACCACACAAGATGGCGACGGCACAGAGGCTCAACAAAGCATAGCTACAAGAATCAGGGATGTGGTAAGGCAAGTTATTTCCGATGAACAAAGGTTGGGTGGTGCTCTAAGGACTCCATAAAATCATGTTTGGATCAAAGTTAAATTACGATTCCCACTTTTTTGTTTCGGGCCAAGAATTATCAGGCGTTGAATCGTTAGATATTGGTTACACTAACAGCGCCAAGACAACTAAACCACTTGGCTATAGTCGCGGTATAACAACAATTGGAGGAGCAACCAATCAGACCGTTTCATTTTCTCGTTATTTAATATATGATGACCCCCTTTTAGACTATACGGGTTCCAAGCCTATTTCGGGGAGCCTTAATTACGACAATAATGCTTCTTATGGATTCACCGATGGATATTTGACCGAGTATTCGGTTAATTGTGCTGTCGGAGCGGTGCCAAAGGTTAATGCAAATATTGTTGTTTATGATGAGATGCAAAGCGGGGCAAGTGCTTCGGGAACTGTCGCGACAGACATTTATATACCGAGCCAAGGCTCTATTTCCGCGACCTGTGACAACACAACAACCAACAGGGTAATCGGTTTTGATTATTCCTTATCTATTTCCAGAAAGCCCTACTATACCATTGGGTCAGAATCTCCCGTTGAGGTTAAGCTAATCGAGCCGATTGAATATCGCTCTAGTGTACAGTTAGAGGTGGATGATGTCTTTTTGGAGAGCGGTTACTCTTTTTTGGCTACTGGAAAAGACGGAGGCAATGCAAGAACGGTCTCCTTTACAATTCAAGGAAGAAACGGAAATGCCCTCCAATCTTTAAGTATCCCTAACGCTGCGTTAGTCGGGGAACAGCTGAGTGCTTCAGCTGATGGGGGTATGCGCTTAACCCTTAACTATATAGGTCATCAATGAGCGAAAATTTGTTCTATAATAGAGATGAAAATATCTCTGGCGTATCGGTTCCTCCTGAGTTGTCAGGATTGTCCCTTACCCCTGTTTACGGATCTCGCGTGGAATTCCGAGCCTCTAATAATGCTTATATTACTGATAATTTTTATTATAATTTAATTCCCTTATCAATTAATAGTTTAACCGCCAAATTTGAAGTAAGATATGACGTAAATAAACTTCAAACCCGACAACTCGCTACATTTTTTGAGAGCAAGTCAGGACACATTCCTTTAGAGTTCACTCCTGATAATTCTGGAATTTATAAAACTGTTTCTGGTGTCTGCGATAATTATGCGATTAATTTTATTAATAACCAACATTTTGAGGTAGCTTCTCGGGTTAATGTTAATCATGCCCCCACTTTATTAAATTGGTCAGGAATGGGGACATTTACAAATTTAAGCTTTACTGATTGGAGCGACTCCACCGAGTATCAAAAGTATGATGTAATTTACACTGGCGTAAATCAGTGCAAACTGGATAATTTTTATTATTGTAGCGGAAATCACACATCTACTCTAACCAATGGTCCCACAGGTAGCTCTTCTTTGTGGTCGCAAAAATTTTTCTTTGATCCTGATGTGGGGGTTCAAAATGATGTTGCTATTAAGGCTAACGTTTTAGAGTATAAAAACTCCTTTGTCCAACACCTCAAAACCAATAACAACATTGCTACTTTTGGAATAAAATATACCTATAAAAATATTACCGATAAACAATTAAAGGCGATGTTGCACTTTTTGGAAAACAAGGGTGGTTATCGTAGATTCGAACATCAAATTCCCTCGGTGTATAATAGGCCAAAGGTTTATTATTCTCCTTCGTGGATACACACATGGGACTATTATAATTCAAATACACTGACTGTAGAGTTAGCGGAAGACCCTCTCGGAGTAATACCAACAGGCACATAAAATGGCTAGAAATATTTTAAAGAGTAGTAACACGGCAGTAGCCACACAGGGAAACTTTGGTGCTTTTTCTACAGGATCTCTTCCTTTGGTGTTATATGGAACGGTTCAAAATGCAGATTATTCGGTAGAGTTTGGTCGCCAAAATCTCAAGCAGATAGGAAGTCAGAATTTGGCTGGTAATACCTTTTTTCGCCAACCTAATGTAAATTTAAATATATCTTATATCCCAGAACCTCGGTTTTTTAACGAAACTCAGGGTGGGTTTTTATCGGTCAATCCCACTGTCAGATTTGTCAATATGTTTTCAGGAGACTTGGAAAGTTCCACTAATTTTTATTTTTTAAATACTCCCAATCAAGAAGATGATGCATTTAGCACAATAACAATTGGCGGGAGTCCTATCGATCTGGCGGGTTTCGATACTATAGCCTTTGGTAATTGTTTTCCAACGTCATATAGCCTCCAATATTCAGTGGGAGAATTGCCAACAGTTTCCACCAGCTACCTTTGTTCCAACGTAATTGTCGAGTTATTAACGGGGTCCACTATGAATCTCCCTTCTATTAACTTAGAAAGTGGTAATAACCGCAACGTGGGGATGTGTTCTTTTGAGTTCACTAGTGGAATTAAAGATCCGCGAATTGTTAACCCAAATTCGGCAGGAAGCTCTATTACTTTAGAAAACTTACAGGTGGGAGGCCAAAACCTTTCAGGAACCCACTTCATCCAATCAGTAAACATGGCAGTGAGCCTAGACAGGGTTTCTGATTATGGTCTCGGTAGCGATTTTGCTTACGGTAGGAAGGCTCAAATGCCAGCCCAAGGGAGTTTTAGCGTCTCCTCTCTAGTGTCAGGCTTAGATGCTGGATTACTATCAGGAGTTTTATATAGCGACTCTAGCTATCAATTTGAGTTAGTATTAGACTCAAGCGGGACCAAGATGATATACCAAATTCAAGATGCAAAATTAGATTCTTTTAATTATTCTATGCCAGTAAATGGGTTTATGAGTTACGATGCGAGTTTTAGTTTTCCCGTCACTGAAGAGCGAGGGTTATCAGTGAGCGGAATGTATTACTCATAGTCGATCTTAATATTTTTGCTTTCATACCCGCGTTCTTTAATGCGGTTCGGGTGTTCCGCTCCCTTTCTCTCTTTGGAATAATTGTCATAAAATTTTTCCTTTACGGGGTCTATCCCTCCCGCTTTTTCGGCTCTTTTAGAGCTTAGTTCTGCCGAAAGGTCCATCATATTTCCCACAGTTCCTTTTTTCTTATAAGTCGCATCTATAAACTGTTGATTGTTGAAGGGGTCTATAGAATTGTCGATGGCTGCGTTGGGGGAAAGAAAAACCCTCTTCCACTCAACGTCCTCCTCCTCATAGACATGTTCATCATTCATTCCTTGAAGAACTTCTCGAAATTCTTCTTCATCGGGATGTTTGTAAACATAAATAGGCATTACTATACTTTACACTTACACTTACCCTTACCCTTACCCTTAAAGATATAGGATAGAATCTTCTCCACTGTTTTAGAGTAGGTCATGCTGGCTCCCAATTCAACCCCAGCCGTGTTTAATTGCCCCGCCTTGGCTTCTGCTTTTTCCATAGCGGCAATGGCCTCATCTTCGGTCCAAGTGTAGAAGGTTCCCTGATTGAATGGAGAATCTTTGTTGAAAAACACCCCATCGACTACTGTCATTTGTCCTGACGGTTCGATTAAAATAGAGTTTTTATCGGTCGCCCAGTCTTTGTGTGAGGTGGCATTCAAAACTACGCTCCACTTTCCTAAACAGGTAGCATTAAAAGCGGGGAGGTTCCAACCTTCTCCACCAGATAAGCCTGTTAAGTCAATATCAATCGCATTCAATAGCTCGTTAACTTCGCTATTTTTATCCAAAGGGGGAATAATGTTAATATTACTGTAATGTGCTCCTCCCATCGCGTTCTGGATAAGACTTTGCATCTGTTCGGGAGGGAAAAAGGGATTATTAATACAACAGGAAAGTTGATATTTGGAATTGTTCCCATATTTTTTCAACCACGTTTCAATAATCTTCTGGGTATGTTTTCTGTTTTCAAACTTGCCCATTAAACCAAAATGGACAACATTCTTGAGATAGGTTTTATCGGTTCGGTGAAAATCTTCGTCCAAACCCAAAGGGATAGCTCTTGCAGTTGTTACGCCCTTGGTTTCGAAGTGATTTAGGGCCTCCTTAGAACTAAAGAAGGTGAGATCTTGGTGCTTACACAAAGCCATCTCTTGATCAGTTGGCTGATTACATTCGTAAAAAGTAAAGAGATACTGGTCTTTATTTTTTCTGTTCTCGCTACCGTTTAGATGCCACAACTTTAGACAAGGAATCTCAGCCTTAAGAAATTCCCATCTCCTATTAATGGCTTCTTCAATATATGTTTTTAGTTCTTCAGAAGCGTCAAACGCTCCAATGTCTACATCCCCTATGGGGAAAATTCCTATGTCAACATTTAGTTTATGTAATTCCCTAATGAAATTATAAGAAACATTACCGAAGCTTAATCTGTTGAGCGGGATCTCTAAAAGCAATTTCATTAAAAGGGCACAAGGTCTTCAGACTCCTCAGTTTTTTTGGCCTCAGAACCAGAATCAGAATCAGAATCAGAATCAGAATCAGACTTCTTTGAGGAACTCAAAAATTGAAGATCCTTGCCGCGAACATAATACTTGCTGAAATTCTTCCCGTCTTTTTCCCAAGAGGACATGCAAAGCTCACCCTGAACTATAAATTCACGCCCTTTGGTTAAGTATTTTTCTGCGATTTCTGCCGTCTTATCCCAATACTCTACGTCGATAAAACATTTGGTTTTGGCGTTGGCTGTAGAGATCCCCACTCTCAGGTTGACTACTTTTTTGCCTGTGCTGGTCGTGCGGACTTCGGGATCTTTAACCAAATATGCGGCGGCTGTGATTGAATTATACATAATTTCCTTCTTTTTTTACTTTGTTAATGAATCTGTTGTGGATGTTTATACACCCTTGAATGCTCAT